CAAAGGAAAGACTGAAACCCCAGAGATCGATCAATCTCCAGAGGACACTTCAGAAGAGCCGGAAGCGTTGCAAGTAGAAGCCCCCGATCTCACGGATATGGCGGAAGTTCAAGCGGATGAGACCGAAGTAGACGAGCCAGAACGCAGCGACGACTCCGAACTTAGGTTGGCTTTAGAAAAAGCCGAGAAAGCGATGAAAGGCGCACAGGCGAGAATGACCAAAGCAACGCAGGAAACTGCTGACTTGAAGCGGCAAAACGCCGACCTGATCAGAAGTGTAACTGAGTTGAAAGGTCAACTTGTAGAAACTTCAAAAGACGAAAGCAAGCTGGCTCAGATAAGGGAAGATTACCCTGATCTGGCTGGACCTTTACTAGACGAGTTGAAGCGGACGCAAGATGAAGTTGGCGCAGCCAAAGAGGCTTTAGCCGAGCAAGAACAAAGTAAGTATCAGGAGTTGCAAGAGCAGGCGCAAGCCGAGCATTTTGAGCGAATCCGTGCGGTACACCCTGATGTCGATCAAATCATTGATACGGCAGACTGGTTGAACTGGATGGAGGAAGCAGACTCCCAGACGAAGACTTGGATTCAAGAGGGTTCGTCTAACGATGTGAACATGGTTCTTTCTAGGTTTAAGGCTGACATGGGACAACCAGCTCCTACGCTGCAAGAGCAGGCTTTAGAGCGAGCAAAATCGGTTGCGGAACCGAAGATGCCGAAAGCTCGAAAGTCAAAAATTACAGGCGAAAAGAAAAACTGGACCGTCGATGAGATTATGAGGATGCCGAACAAAGTATTTGAGAAGCATCAAACAGAAATTCTCAAGGCAATGGAAAGTGGATCAATCCGCCGCTAATCTCTTGTGAGGTGATAAATGTCTTTTTCGCAATTTTCCACGGGTACTACATCTGAAGTAAACTTTATTCCTGAGGTGTTTTCAAAACTCCTACAGGCTAAGTTTTACAGCAAATCAGTTTTGCCCGAAATTAGTAACACAGACTATGAGGGAGAAATCTCTGGTCAGGGCGACAAGATCGTTGTTCGTACAGTTCCTGCTGTAACGATTAATGATTACGCTGGAACGATAACTACTCAAGAGCTGACTACTGCGAAAGTAGAAATGCTCATTGACAAGGCTAAGTACTACAGCTTTAAAGTAGATGACGTGCTGGCAGCTCAAGCTGACATCAACATGTTGGAAGGCGCATCTAGCGATGCATCCGAAGGTATGCGTATCGCTGTTGAGACTGACGTGTTAGCCGCAGCCGTAACTGGCGCGACTACAATCGGTTCGCAGACTACTATTACTGCATCCAATATTTTGGCAAACATCTTGGTTCTAGCTAAGACTCTTGATGAGTTGAACATTCCGGAAGAAGGTCGATTCATCGTTCTTTCTCCTGAGTTTATCTCTATGCTCAAGCAGTCTGAGTTGCGTCAGGCTTACCTGACTGGCGATGCCACTTCACCTCTCCGTAATGGATTGGTTGGAATGGTTGACCGGTTTAAGGTTTTCCAAAGCAACATGGTTTACACCCCATCATCCGGTACAGACTCAGGTTATACCCATGTACTAGCGGGTCACCCAAAAGCTATCTCATTCGCGTCTCAGTTTACTAATACTGAAACGGTTAGAATGGAAAGCACTTTTGGTGATCAGGTTCGTGGTCTGAAGGTGTACGGTTCTAAGGTAATCACTCCTGACGCACTATGCGTTGGTAAGTGGACGTAGACCGACTAACGATTGGGGGGGGTTTTCCTCCCCCTTTCTAGCGAGACACTTATGAGCAAAAAAGCCAACACGAAAAAGGACGATGTTTTTATCCAAGCCAAGGAGGACTTTGGCGTTAAGTTGGATAGACGGCTGACACTGTCACAGCTCGAAGAGCAGTTGCAGCAACTAGCCAATAACAAGTCTAACCCTGAACCAGAAAAAAAGCGGCTTGTCCCTAAGCGTGTGAAAAACGTAATTACAGGTAATGAATTCGAGTACAACCCGATATTCAAAAACAATCCCGATTTACAAATAATTGAATGGGACACAGACAATGGCGACAACTAAAGTAGTAGACATATTAGATCGGGCTGCAATTATTCTTCAAGATAATACAAATGTCCGTTTTCCAAACGCAGAGCTTTTAAAATTTTTTAACGATGCCCAGAAAGAGGTAGTACTTCACCGACCTGATGCAAAGATGGTGAACACCACTTATTCGTGTGTTAACGGTAGCAAACAAACACTTCCCAGTGCAGCGTTGCGGTTGATCGAAATAGTACGCAACGTTGGTGGTAGAGCGGTCACTCAGGTGCAAAGACGTATCCTTGACGAGACGCTACCAAACTGGCATGAAACCGCTGCTGGCACGAACAAAATTGAGCATTTTGTTTATGACCCAGCGGACCCAAAGAATTTTTACGTTTATCCTAAAGGTGCCGCAGGTACTCACTCGCTTGAGATTGTTTACAGTAGCGCCCCGTCAGCAATTTCTATTTCTAACTTTGCTTCGGATACGCAAGTAATAAGCCTTGATGACGTTTACTCGAATTGCATACTGGATTATGTGCTGTATCGCTCATATCAGAAAGACTCTGAGTTTGCAGGCAACGCACAAAGAGCAATGATGCACTATCAGAGCTTTGCTAACGCTCTAGGCGTTAAGACTCAAGCTGACGGCGCTACCACTCCAATGCCAGCCATGACTGGTTCGGTTGGTGTTGCCTAATGAAGTATTCTGATTTTTCTTTGTACGTTCGACCTGAAGCACAGGGTGCGCCAGACTTTCTCATAGAACGTTCTGTGCGTGACTCTGCGATTGATTTTTGTGCGAGGACGGATATTTACATTCCGGAGCCTGAGTTCGTCACGATTATTTCCGGTGTAAACGAGTACGCAGTATCACTGCCGTCTGGTACAGAGTTAAATCACATACTTGATATATTTAACGACAAGACCGCACTAAGCCCGATTAGTTACAGTCAGTTACTGTTACGTCTTGGCGACGAGACTACGACGGGAACCCCTGCTTATTACGCGCAAAGAGACAACTCTGACTTTTATGTAGCCCCTATTCCGGCTGAAACTAACTCATTTAGAGTGCTGTATTCGGTTAAGCCCACGTCATCAAGCTCTAGCATTCCTGACAGCGTAGGCAAGGAGCATAGAGAAGTCATTTCCCACGGGGCGCTTTATCGTTTACAGATGATGTCAGGTCAGCCTTGGTCCAATCCAAATGCTGCGGGTGCAAATAAGCAACTGTTTGAACGGGGTGTGGGTAAAGCTATACGTCAGGTCAAGTACGGGTTCAGCGGCGGATCATTGACTGCCAAATCGAGGGCATTTATCTAATGGCATATCTTACGACCATCGATCTTGTTCAGGGAGACCAGCTTCCGGAAATTGAGATCACGCTTAAAGACAGTAATACGGCTGCATCAGGTCAGGTGCTGGACGCTGACGATCCAACCACGTTTGCAGCCTTGGACCTTACTAATGGCTCAGTGAGAATGCGCGTAAGGCAAGTTGGTCAGACGACCTTAATTGATACGCTGATCGGCACGGTTACATCTGCGGCAAACGGCAAGGTCACGTTTCTTTTTGACTCCGACACTCTTGCCAGCAGTGGCATTCTTGAGGGTGAAATAGAGTTTACAGATTCTAGTGATCGTACTCAGACGGTAATGGATCTTATAAAGTTTAAAGTTCGCAGCCAGTTCGGTTAATAGCTTATGGCTATTTATGCGGAGATAAGTCACAAGTCTATAAAAGCTAGCGTAACTCATCGCAAGCTAGACCTTTCTGCATCTCTGGTTCCTGCTCTAGGCAATCAGATATCTTTTTCAAAGCTGGTTGGCGCTGCTAACTGGCGAAACCTCTACCTGTTTGATGTGCATGTCAACGCGGAGAGAACTGTCTTTCCGTTCTTCGATCTGTTTGAGATCCAAGAATCAACGACTATTGACTTCAGTAAAGTTGATGCTGACCAGTTTGGGTTTGAGTCCAGCACAGTCTTTAGCACAACCAAGGCTGCTAGTGATTCAACCGGCATGCTGGAAGCTGCAAGTTTTGACGTTACCAAGGTTGCGGCTGAACTGGTGTCTTTGTCTGAGGCGCAGGTATTCAGCTTAGACAAGAGTTTTTCCGATAGTGTTGGATTCTCTGAAAATGTCTATACGTTGCTGACATATATAAGAAGTTTCAGTCACAGTACATCCTTGTCGGACCTTGCCGCGCTTACGACTACCAAAGGGTTGTCAGACAACTTAGGATTTTCCGACAGTCAAACATTTAGCGTTGGTGCAGCATTATCGGACTCATCTCCGCTTTCTGACGCAATGGCTTTCGGTGTAGGCACTTTTGCTGACTCAAGCATGTCCTTTACGGATGAGCAGGTAATCTCTAGAAACCCGTACAATTTCGTATTTAGTGAGTCGGGCGGAGTACTTAGCGTTACCGGCGCTCCAACAGATACGTTTGGTGTTACGGACAGCATTACAAGCGTTGCCATAAGCACGGTCTTGCAGGACTACTACACGCTTGATGACTTTGCTCAAGTTGAAAAGGATGTAACTGGTGTCAAGGGCAATGTTGTCGGCATAACAGAAGTGATTGAGCTTGATCACATGATCACCAGCGGTTTGTTGAACAAGTCCCTTGTGGGCAATATGCTCTTAAATGCCTAAGGTTTAAAAGACCAAGCAGGATTTATTTGCTTTGTCAAATACAGTTCAAAACTTTATAATATTGGTAGAATAATAGGTTTTATTGCGTCGAAACCGTTTGCACAAATAGACGCATCTACACTGTCTTCATGGATTAGAAAGTCTGACGGTACAAGCATCTTAATCCGGAGACTTATCATGATCGCTGATGATCTAAAACTTAACGGTCGCCTTACTGTAAACCTAGTTGCAGAAGACGGTTCGATTAAAGAAACACAAGAAATCCCCAACTTGGTTGTTACTACGGGAAAGGCTTATGTAGCTTCTCGTATGGCTGGCACCTCTGCGTCCGTTATGAGCCACATGGCAATAGGAACGAGTAGCACGGCTGCGGCAGTTGCTAACACGACCTTAGCTAACGAGGTTGCTCGCGTAGCGATCAGTAGCACCAATGTGGCAAGCAACGACATTGTTTATTCGGCTACCTTCCCCGCATCAACACCCTCTTCTGCGGCGGCAGTAGTTGAGGCAGCTATCTTTAATGCATCCTCAAGCGGAACCATGCTTTGCAGAACTGTTTTTTCAGTTATTAACAAAGCCAGCACAGATAGTATTTCGATCCAATGGACCATCACTGCTAGCTAGGAGCCAATAAATGGCAATTAAGTTCTCGAACCTAGCTAGCACAACGCTGGCTAGTGCCGTATCTGATACAGCTACGTCTATAAGTGTAACCAGCGCATCATCATTCCCGACGTTAGGGACGGGTGATTACTTCTATGCGTCGTTAGGAATTGGTTCGGGATCTGAAGTTGTTAAAGTGACAGCAGTCTCTGGCACCACCTTGACGGTGGTCAGGGGTCAAGACGACACTACGGCGATAAGCCATGACTCTGGTGTTGAGATTGCACTCAGAGTTACCGCTGCATCATTAAACGATCTAAGCACTCAAGCAGACACTGAATCTGTCTCCATTG